CTTCCACATCTGCATGTGGCTTGAAGATACCCGACATCTTGGCAGCACCATCCGCATCAACGATTGTACCCACGTTCACCGCATGATAATAATAAGAATCCGGGGCATCACCAATAAGCTTTCCATCCGTATCAATACGATAAACTTCTTCACCCCTATTTCTAAGAAGCAAATGAGTACGATTGACATGATTTGAAAACATAACCGGATCGGTTCCGATCTCATTCACAATATTGAAAACAGGGTCTTCCCCCACACCAACCGTGTTAAAAGCTTGGTTGACAGAATATGAAAGATGAACTTGAACACCGGGCATTGCTTTTCCACTTGCCGTTTTTGCAAACCGAAGTTGAACCGTTTGCCCGGCTTTAATAATTTTGGATGTTGAATCCAATGAACTCATTGCTACTGGAACCCTTTTAGTCCAAGTTACATCCGAAGTTAATGTTGCAATATCCGTGGAATTTCCGGTTTGTTCAAGATATATGGTTTGATAATTTGTATTATCATCCACAATATCCGTATCAACGGAAATGAATGCATTGATTAAAGTGATGTCATGCTTTGCCCGAAAGATCGGATAAGTTATAGCATCATTGTTTGCTGCAACATCTTCAATGCAAAAATCAATGTAACGATTAATCCATCCGGTTGTTGACCGCATAAAACCATCAGCCATTAAAGCGAAAACTTCCGTTCCATTTAAATAATGAACAAAGATGTCACGATTATTTGAAACATCAAATTCATGAATTGGTTTGGTTCCTTGTGTATCTACAAAATTTAAAACGTTCGTCAATTACATCACCCCCTTTATGCAACAAAAGTGTATTCGATTTGAAGTTGAATTCCACTTAAAGCCAAACCGGAAGACGTTTTTGTAAAATCAACATATAAATATTCCGCAGCACCAATTGCCGTGTTTCCCAATGCACCTAAAGTTGTCCAAACATCTTGAGCAAGTCCCGGATTGGCTGCCGGGGTTGTATATCCCACAACCTCACCATCATCGGAACTTCTTTTCACAGATATGCCTTGTTTATTTGTGCTCCGATCGGCTGTATCCGTATCCACAAAAATTGAAATTTTTGTTATCACAACATCTTTAACAAAAGGTGCTAATGTTTTTTCAATCAAATCACTATCGGCAACAATGCTTCCAATTCCCACGGTGATGGATCGTTTATTGAAACCACCTCCCGGATCGGGAAGACCAATTGAACCTACGGACATGACTTCACTTCCGCTTTTCTGAAATCCGATTGGGTCTCTTGCAGCACCCGCCCCGGCACCTTGTTCATTCAAAATGATTGGGCCGGAACCGCCTTCTTTGTATTTGAAGCATGGAAAATTTCCCATGAATAATTCCTTCCAATTTAAAATTTATATTTTAACGAACACTTCTTTTTGTTTTTTTGCTTCCTTTCTTTGCACTTTCTTTTTCCGCTTCGGGTTTTATCCCAAGTGCTTCATCCGCAGATTTAGCAATTGCCGGAAAATCGGCCCGAATTTGTGCAAGCTTATCCGGTGGTAAGTCCTTCTCGATTAGATGATTCCTTAATTGCAGGCGTGTACTCATTTTCTTTCCTTTCTCTAATAAGTGATATTTGATAACCTTCAACCGCTTCGGTCATGAAATCCACAATTGGTTCAATTCCCACTGCATTCATTCCAGTTGCAACCCGGTATTCAAAACCATCCGGCAAAACAATCAAATCATTTTCCGTGATCTTTCGTGTCATCAATACCGTTTGAGAAATATTAACATAATTTTCATCAAGAACTTTTGAAACTTTCCCAAATTCATTTATAGCTTTACAAGGAACATCTTCATGATTGATATATTCATATTTATTATGATCATTTCTTGAATCATTTATTCTTTCTCTTACGGTGCAAGTACCACCAAGAACGGCATCAATCATGACTTCCCCTTATAAAGCTTGGTATGAAAATTTTTGTGGAACAAATGCAAGGAATTGCTTTATGTGTGCATCTTGGAATAACAAATTAAATTTATTCCAACCAATCGTTTTTCCCATACTTGGATTCTTTTTAAGGTATAAAGCAATTTCCGCTTCTGCACCTTTCACGGCTTTGAAAGCATAATGAGTTGTTGGGAATCCATATTTGTAGGTAACAACAACATTGTCATTACCTATTTCGATCCCGGTTAAAATTTTCAAACGTCCAGTTGAATTACGAATTTCATATTCAGTATCAACGGTTAACGTTGTGTCATCAACCACCACGGATGTTATTGATTGAACGGGGGAATTAATATAAAAAATATAATCCCTTGCATTTCCCGAAAAATATTTAACATCATTAGTTTCTTCCCAACGGTATTCCGTCCATTGATTAATTATTGAATTAGCAATATCCAAAATGGATTGTGTTAATTCTATTCCAACAATATCTTTGGATTCCGCAGGTTTGACGTATGACATCTTTTAACCCCTTAATGTTATGTTTGGTGCTGCAATGGTGGGTGATCCACCGGAAGATGAAACCCAAGTCAACCGTGCAAACAAGTATAATTTTTTTGCATTGAAGTCCATTGAATATGAACCGTTTGCCGTCAACGTTGTATCCGTTCCGGCAACATCGGCATTAATCCAATTGGTTCCATTTTTCGATATTTCAACCCGCATCACAACATTCGTACCAATTGCAGCAATGGTAAAATCAAAACTAAAATTTTCCACCCCGGCAATGTTTATATCTTCCGTTGAATTCCCGGAAGTCAATGCATCAAGTGAAAGGACTTTTCCCGAATCAACATATTTAAAACTTTGAATTGTCATCGGATGTCCCCCTTAATCACCATCTTCATTATAATAGATTTTATACAATAAATTTCCGGCTGCCGTTAATCCGGTAATCTTCATATGATCACGAAATGGAAGTTCAACTTGTTCGGCTACAATCTGATTGATGGCTTTACTAATGACAAAAGCATCAGCGTTTCCCGGATTATTTATATCATAAGCCAAATGCCCCGGTGTTGCTTGTGTCGCTGAAACAACAATTGATTGACTCAATTCATCAACCGTTGCAACAATGGTATAATTATTTGCAGCGTCACCCGCAAATGTAGCCAATCGAAGAATTCCCGAACCCCAAATTTCCAAAAGTGTAACAGCCGTTGCAGAAGCCGTTGAACCTTGTATCATTTTTGCCCGTGTTTGTATTTTTCTCCGAACATCAATTAACAATCCAATTTTTGCAACCGCATAATCCGATCCACCATCATCTTCACACCCAGTAATGATTACGGAATGTGTCATAGGAGCTAAACAGCAAGTCAAAGTTGCAGCATCATTAAACATATATTCATCAGCCCAATATAAAATTTCTTCTTCTACACTGAACATTCTAAAATATGCTCTTGCACCATGAACATAAACCACACCGATTTCATTAGAATCAATTCTCCGAACTTGAATTTCGGTTGTAGCTTCATCTGTTATTGTTCTAATTTTTCCAAGTGAAACAACTTTGGAAGCAATTGTTCCAATAACAATGTCCATTGGATCATTTGCCGTATCACCATTTTGATAAACAAGAACAATCTTATCATCTTGATGACTTGCCAATGACGGGGATACAATATCTGTATCAGTTGTCACTACTTTTTCAGCCCCGGCAGTTGCAAATGTTGTTCCTGAAATAGTGGTTGCTTTAAGATTCAAACCCCCGGCATCGGTATATGTGAATGTGATTTTTCCATCACCATAAGTTTCACAAGCAACATTTGTGGAAACTGCAGTATTAATTATGAACAATGTTCCCCACGTTCCAACGATTACACCCGTTACAACCACCGCCCGTGCTTCTGCTGCATCGGTTGCATGGTCTTCATTGCGATAGGAAACGACAACCGTTCCTGCAAGGGGTACGGAAATACCTAATCTTCTAACATTTCCGGTGGTATCATCCGCAGAAAAAACTGAAGCCGTTCCCGCTGTGACCACAAGAGTTGTTTTAACAAATGAAACAACAACAAGTTTTCCTTTAGAATCATCACTATCCACAAAAGCAATTGCAATTGTTGGATCATCCGCATCACCATCCAAAAGCCGAGCATTAATTAAAGAAGCTGAATGTGCTTCCCATTCTTTTTCAGCCCCCCATTCAGCAATTGCATCCCCAACCCTTCTTCCTATACGAATTTTACCGGATGTATCATTATAAATCATTGCAACAAGGTCTTCATTAATATCAACCAAGACCGTATCAGCACTTGAAGCACCATTCACTTCTGATTCATCACCGTATTCAACTTTTGTTCGATATGACTCATTTGTTTTATAACTCAATTCAAGCCATTCAAAAAATCTACGGATAATGGAAAACAAACTTGTGGATGTACTCCAAGCTATTCCGGCTATTGCATCGGAAGCTTTTCCAAGCCAACGATCAACACCACTATTTAAATCAATTCTTTCACCCATACTTCTTTTTCCTCCCCTAATTCACCGAAGCAGTTACGGCAATAGTTGACCCGGTTCCCCCTAATTCGCTAACGAAATAGAGCCGGACAAATCTTGCAATCTGCTTGGAATTGTCAAAGGTGAATAAGTATGTACCATCATCAGCAATTGTCGTATCAACTTTTGCTTCATCAAGATTTGCCCAATTCAAAGATGCATCAACAATCTTTTCATCTTCAATATTTCCTTCAGCCCTTAAAATAACATTGGTTGAAGAATTCAAGGTAACAACCGCTTGAATAGTAATATGATTATACAAGTCATTTGATCCGGCTTTTTGTAGATCAACAATAATTGATCCATTGGCTGCCGTGACAAGTATTCCCAAATCAATGATAGTACCGGAAGGGGCAAATTCTTTGGCTTTTTTAACCGACATAATTCAATACCCCAATTATTTTTTATTCTTTTTTGTTTTTATGTTAGAAGCTTTCTTGGTGGTTTTTGGTTTCCCAGCTTTTTTATTACCGGAAGCCTTTTTCTTTCCACCTTCTTTTGCTTTTAACACATCATCACTTACATCAACATTAATATTCATTGCATCTTGAAGTGCTTCTTTTGAATTAAAGAATCTTGATTCATCTTTTTCAAGAAACAAATCAGCAAAATCTTTTGGTACTTTATATGCACCCGTTTTTTTGAAAACATACTTTGCCCCATTCCAACGAGTAATATATTTTGTAACATTTGCTAAATAATAAATAATAATTCTTTCCATTTTTTTCCTCCGGGTCATCTTTTACATTACTTCAATAAATTAAACAGCTTCAATTCCCTTAGCTGCTTTAAGAGCAAATGCCGAATCTCCAGAAGCCCATGATGTAGTTGTAGAAGTTTCAAGAGATACACACATATCCAATTCAGCGTTTGCAGTGGCACTACCTACACCCGCATCAATAACATTGGAAGCTACAATCCCGGTGGCACCTTGAGCCAAACCAGTTCCATCATTTCTTAATAGGAAAATTCCTTCAATAGCAACCCATGCTTCTTTAGGTGCCGTATCGGAAGCCGTTATAGCACCATCAGCTTCAAACTGACAAGCTATACCAACAATGCGGGGATCGGAATCCGTTCCCGCAGCAATTCCCATAGAACTCCATTCAACCGTTTCCCCCGGTGTAATTGTTTCACCCGTCAAAATAGGCATAGGAACAATTTTACCACCAAGAATAGGCCCCGTTGCAACCCTAACACCATCACCACATCCGGTGATAACATTGGTTACGATTATTTCATCAACATAAACTTTTTCATCAGAGCCAGTTCCACGTTGATTTACAAAACGGAATCCGTCAACATTTGTACGTTCAATACCTTGAATATTAATACAATGGTATTCAAACATATCGGCAGTGATACAAACCGGAACATTAATGGCATCACACCATGTTCCGTTATTTCGGATTTGAATTGTCAATTCCCCGGCAAGACGTAAAGCCGTGTCATCATGAAGCCACATACATAGCCAATTCTGCATTGACCAATCTTCACGTTCGGGACGGTGAACATCATCAAGGGTTACAAAAGTCCCTTTAGTTGTTCCGGCATCAACAAGTTCAATTGCATTTGTGCCAACTCTAATATCAGATGTTTCAGCAACGGCATTAAAATTTGCAGCATCGGAAATATCCCAATCTGTAATGGATTCACAATTAGAAACAATGTGATAATCCGATCCACGGGCCATTGCGATCATTTTATTCAATGCATCTTTTGTTATGATATTTTCTTTCTGTATTTCCACAATTTCGGGAAATATAGGAACCATATTTTTATATCCAGCACCACTTGCCATTTGATTTTCTCCTTAAAGTTTATAAGTGGTTTATTATTTAACAATATTGATTTACTTATTTATCAATATTATATAACCAACCAATCATAGGATTGGTTGAAGCATCATGAACGGGTTTCCAAACTTCTCTTGTGGAAGCAACAAGGTAATTGATACCTTTTCTTGCAACACGTTCTTGTTCAAGTTTGAAAGTCCTACGGTTGCCCCTCCAAAAACCCGGTTTGTAAGCTAAAAGAATTTGAGTTTTGGTAAGGGTTATACCGTCATAAACACCAGAAGCATTAACATTTTCAAATACATGGGATGAAGGTGTAATTTCCATTCCATCAAACCGTTCAATTTCACCCGTGTTATTTGTTGAAGCAATACTTCCAATTTTTTCGGCTGTAAGATATTCGGAAACACCTTTGAGTTTATTAATTCCATTGGTGTTAGCAATGATATTAATATCTTTTGATTTAAGTCCGAATACTCCCATATCTTCCCGAAGTCCACGAATCAAAGCCAAACCGGTAGTTGTTGACCAACTTGTTCCAGATTGTTTAAGATCGGAATCACAAAGATAACGTAAACCATCCCAAAGATTCCGTGCATCATAAGATGGTATAGTATACCCGGTATCAATCGAAGCCGTTAATTGACCATTGACAATCGCATTGTCACGGGCCTTTGCCATTGCAGCAGCAATTGACTTTTTCATGATCGGTAAAATCGGAAGAAGTTCATCCTCAATTGCTTCATCAGAATAAGGATAATTGGCAACGATTTTGACCGAACGGAATGTTAGATCATCCGTTGTCATATCAGACGCCCGATACATATCCGGTTCATTATCAGTTGCTTCACCACCCTTATATGCTTCACCATCGGCAAGTTTTACCGGGAAGGTGTAAGGATCGGTTGGCATATTGAATGCCATGAAAAGATTAGCAACTTCAGCAGCAAGCTCTACTTCCTCAATCATTTGTGAACTGAATCCTTCTGCCATCCATTCAAGACCATCACCCGCAGTTGCCGTATTTAATGCTTTCGACAATGCACCCCACCGGGCTTTGAACACATTGTAATTTGCTAATTCATCCGGTCTTTTTCCCAATGCTTTTGAAAGAACATAAATATCATCATTCAAATCATGAAGTTCATGAACCCAATCTTTCTTTAAATCGGCTTCATCGGGATTGTAAAGTGCCTTGTTAATAACTGCCATATCAATAGGGGACATGGGTTCGGCCCACGGTGCCCTACGATTGGAGGAACGTTTCATAAGATCAAGAATCGTTGCTTCCATTGATTTTTGAACAATTGATTCCCGATCCTTTCCGGGGGTTCCAGCAATCTCAAAAAGTTGTTCAAAGTCTTTTCTTATTGATTCCCCGATGCATGTTCCAAGTTCTTCCATTTCTACAACACTAAATCCATAAGGTGCCATTTAATAATTCCTCCATTAAATGTTTGTTAAAATTAATTTAAATTAGTCTTCCTTCTGTGCATCAAGAACATTTTTAACAATACCCGTGATAAGGGTATTTATATCAACTTCCTTTTTAACGTCTTTATCAACAACACCCATTCCTTTACGAATGGCATCTGTCAATACATTGGTAAGTGCTTTCTTTGTGGGTTTTTTGTCATCCCCACCATCACCATCTTCATCATCGATCCCGGCAAGTGCTGCAAGAATTCCGGCTTTGGCTGCACGGAGTTGTGATAATGTCATTTTGGAATATTTGGCCCCGGCCTTTGAAACATCTTCATCATCATCGGAAGTGTTTCCGGCTTCAATTTCATCAAGCCGTTTGTTTGTTTTTTTCTGTCCGGCACCGATTGTTTCCAAAGAACCTTCGATGTTTTTCAGTACTTCTAATAGTTCATCCACTGATTTAACCTCCTGATTTTTGATAATTAAAAATTCACGTTCATTTGCTGCCCGATCAACAATAGAAACTTCCTTTGTTAAAATATCGGTTAAACGTCTTATTGGTTTTTTGTTTTTACGGTTCACTGGTTGCTGACACCCCCCTTATTGAGTATCCAGTTAATTTCCCACTCTTGACTAAATTCCAAAGCTTGTTATCAAGTATAAGGGAAGACATCACCCATGTTCCTTTCGTGACGATCTGTTTACCAATTTTGAAATCAACAGGGGCAAGATATGATTCCACAATCCGTAATGAATCTTCACCAAAAGATTTATGCATTAAACCATTGCCTTGACCGGAATAGTTTGCCATAAATTCATGTGCCGATTTCCTAATTTCATCGGCTGAATAAATGTCCCCTTGTCCATCGGTTGTTTCAGGTTCCAAAACTACCCCGGAAACCAATCTTAATTCCGTCCCCTTTTCAATGGTGACATCATCAAATTTCAAAGCTTCCGGCAATAAATAAGATGTTGAATCAATCATTTCCAAATTCAACTTTAAAAGTAAACTTTTTTCATTACCCTTATCCTTTCCTTTTTGGGTTTTTTGTAAATACTCAAAATCCTTTTGTAATTTCTTTTTTGAAACATCTTTCATTTTATCAATTCCAATTCCAAGAATAGGTTTTTTTCGTACCATTAATTTTCCTCCTTTTCAAAAATTATATCGTTACCTTGTTTCGGTAAAGGTTTCGTATGTTTATTTCCACCCGTCAAAATAATATCGGGAATCCCAATACCATTCGGAAAAGCTTTACAAGTAAATTTTTCTAAATCATTAAAATGATAATTTTTACATTCAAGACATACAGGCTTTTTAGCAATCATTTTTTCACCCCATACTTTTCTTTCATTATATCAACTACTTCTTTTGCATATTTGCTTGGTTTCTTTGCATTCAATACTTGTGTAAAACTTTCTGCAATAAATTCTTCTTTGCCCTTTTTAGTATATTCAGATATAAAATATTTACTCTTTGTGACATCCCATCCTTTACCCTTAATCCACGGAAGTTCTTCATTTCTCATTTGTGCAGAAATAGCTTTAATTTGATTCTTTTGTATATTTCCAATAGCACTTGTTATTTCATGATCAACAATTAGAACGTTACCCCTATCAACAAGAGTCATTGAATGTGCAACTTCGTGATCAATAATAGCTTTTATATTATCTTTTGTTCTGCTAACGGATGGATGAAATCCTGATTTAACATCGAGTCTATAAATTTCATCCAAAGTATCTAAATCATTAAAATAAAATTTATTCAGATGTAATTCATCATGTGTTGCTGCTGCATAAGATGTTATACCAGTTCTTTCCTTATATTTAGTAATAGGAATAACCCAATCCTTTTTCACTTCAAACATTGCTTTATTAACTGCATTCAATCCATCAAGATTTAAACCACTTGTATTTTCAGTTATTCCCAAACTATTCTTAGCAAATGCTTCCGCTTCCTTTAATGTCTTTGCGGGTTTGTATGAATCCAATACTTCTTGACTCAATTCATCTGGTGGTATTTTGCTCCCCGGCTTCTTCAGATTGATCACGGGGGTCATTGCACATTCACACCGAATAACATTTCCGGCACTTCCCGATGAATCACCCGGATGCATCAAACTTTCGCCCGTCCGCACAAAAGGCTTGTCAAGTTTAACCTTTTCACCATTCGCACCAAGATGATCAAATTGTGATTCCGGGGGGTGTCGTGGGTTTCCCATGATGTTTGTAACCCACTCCTTACCGTCCGTAATACGACTTTTTTCATATCCGGCAAGTTGACCCGCATTGAATACCTTTGTTGTCTCTGTACGAGCAATTCCTTGTGCTTGGCTTTTTGTCACTCCGGTCAAACCTTTAATTCGTTTTGCAAGGGCATCCCGTGATTCATTGGCATCAATGCTTAATGTCATTTGTTTCTGCATTCTTTTATGGAATGTTTTGGAAACACTTTTAACTTTTTTCATTCCACTTGATACAACTTCTTTTTGAACGGAAGGAATTCCCAATGCTAAAAGGTCTTCTTCTGTAGCCTTTGCAATAAAGTTTGATATTGGCTGTCCTACCGCATCTTCAACTTGTTTGATACCATATGCAAACCCGGATCGTGCAACAAACTTATATGCCGGGGTAACGTCCTTAATCAATTGCTTTGAAATAGCTGTGACGGTTGGGGCCTTTGTTTTCCCGGATGCTGCAACCTTCTTCAACATAGATTGAAGACTTCGATCATATGCAAGGAATAATTTCTTTTCAGAATTTATCCTATTCAATCGAATGATATTGAATGCCCGGTTGTTCCGTCTTTTAGTTGCCATTATATTATCCATGCAATTTAAATATAGTTATTACCAAATATGACAATGTTTCATCCAATTTTTTACTCCACCATCAACCCATATACTATACCAATTTGACATATAAAAGCTCTTGCCCGATTTAAAACTATTCATGAAGTTGAACCATGATATGACTTTTTTACATTCACTTCTTTTTACCCATCCAACATCATCATTAACTAAATAACCAAGTCTCCATGAATCGCAACGAACCCCATTCGATACAATATATTTTTTCCCTTCATACCAAACCGCATCACCTAAATTTACCCGAAACATCCATTTGATAGATAACCACAATATGAATATTCTGTATTTAATTTTTCTTATTTGTCGTAACATTTTATTATTCCTTTTATTTCCTTTTTCAAAGGTTGGGGGTGAGTCTTGACACCCCCAACCTTCTTTGCCTGTTATATATCGCTGTGCGAAGGAGAGCTATAACAGTAAATTCTTAATCATCATAATCCAATCTTTTCATAAATCTACTAAAAAACAAAGAAGCTTTACTTTGAATAGAGTCTTCCAATTTAGTCCAGTTCTTTCCGGCAGCACGTTTCCCAGCATCCGTCACTATGCCCGCATATTTATCTGCCACTTGTTCAATTTCCTTTTCAGTGATAGAATTGTTAATAAGTTTTGGAAGAACTTTCCCAATGATCATTCCGAATGCCACTTTGATAATCCAATTCTTCATTTTTTGTTTCTCCCTTTCTTTAAAATTATTCTTCACCTTGATCGGTTTCACCACCACCAAAGGATTCATTGCTTGTACCTTCATCAAGTGGAGCCGTCAATGCATCAACAAGCGGAAGCAATGATTGATTGATAAATCGTGCTTGTCCAAAATTATTTTTCTTATCTTCAGCTTCATCCATTTTTTTATAATTCTTTTGTGCCCGATATTCTTCAATTGAAATAATACCGTTTTGGAATTCACCTGTTAACCTTTCGGATTGTTCTTTTGAATCTTCCCGAAGTGCCGGGATGTCCGAAGTGTCAAACTTGCACCAAAGCTTTGTGTCATAAGGTCTAAGAAGTTGCATATCAATAGTTGATTCAATCCTTCTCAGTTTCGGGGGCATTGTAACCGTATGAAAGATTTTAATCTGTTCACGGCTATTAG